CGAAGTTTTTCATTTAGAACAAGTGCTTCGTAATGTTGTTAAATTCTACTTTGAAAAGTATCAAAACTCTTTCTGAAAACACAGAAAGGGTTTTGCTCTTTCATTCAGGCGCAGGTAAAGACAGCATCGCTCTACTTGAGTTATTAAGCCCTCATTTTAAAGAGGTAGTCTGTGTTTATATGTACATGGTTAAAGACCTTAACCATATTAATAAGTACATAAGATGGGCTGAAAACAGGTATAAAAACGCTAAATTCATACAAACACCACATTACGCCTATTATAATTACAAAAAAATGGGTATCGCAGACACAGAACAGATACCATACGCTGAATATAATTTGTCAAAAATCACAGACAAAATCATAGAACAAACAGGTATAGAATGGGTGGTATATGGATTCAAGCAGTCCGATAGTCTCAACAGGCGTTTAATGTTGAGAGGTTATGAGAATGAGATAACCAACGAGAAGACAAAAAAGGTGTACCCTCTCTCTAAATGGAAAAATAAAGATGTGATAAACTTCATCAAGAAAAAACGCCTTATAGAGCCACTAAAATACGGTAACACTGGAAACACCAGAAGTCAAGGGACTGATATAATGGATTTATCTTTCCTCCTTTGGTGCAGACAAAACGAACCAAACGACCTTAAAAAGGTTATTGCAGAATATCCTGATGTAGAAAGAATACTATTTGAATACGACTATGCAGAACAAAATAAAACAAAGTGAAACCAAAATAGTTTGGAGAAGTGAAATAACTCCTGCTGATTACAATCCTCGTAAAATATCCGAAGAGGCAAGAAAACAACTCAAAGCCAACATAAAGAAAAACGGAATCATAGGAGGCATGGTATGGAACGAACAAACCAAAAACCTCGTTTCAGGACATCAAAAACTATCCATAGCAGATGAAGTTAATAAATACAATCCCAAAACAAAAGATAACGACTATGAAATAAAAGTGGAAGTTGTCAATGTGGATTTAAAAACAGAAAAAGAGTTAAATATATTCTTCAACTCTAAATCCGTTCAGGGAGAAATGGACTACGCTAAATTAGCTTTAATGATTCCTGATATTGATGTAAATCTTGCTGGACTGGATGAAGTAGATTTGTCATTCGTAGAGGTAGAAATCCCAGTAGATATTAAAATAGATATTCCAACATTTGAACCACAGGCAGAGAAGAAAGAAGCAGCAAGAGAGGAAGAGCAGGCAGAGAGCGACAACGAACCCTCCGATGAAGAAAAGAAAGCAAAAATCAAAGAGATTAAAGAAAAGGTAAAAGAAGGTGCGGTATATGAAGGAGACCCATATTTCATGGTTTCTTTTGACAGCTATGAAAATAAAGTCTTCTTTTTAGAAAGATTTCATTTAAACGGAGATACTAAATTTGTAAAAGGCGAAGAACTCGCAGAATTGATAGACAATGAGTAATATAGGAAGACCAACAAAATACAATAGAGAATACCATGTTCCGCAGGTTTTTAAATACTGCTTGGCTGGGCTTACAGATACTCAAATAGCAAACTTGTTTGAGATTTCAGAATCAACATTAAACGAATGGAAGAATAAATACCCTGAATTTTCGGAGTCCCTAAAAAAGGGAAAGGAGGATGCTGACTCTAATGTAGCATCGATGCTGTATAAAAAAGCAGTCGGATACAAGGAGAAAAGACAAGTGCCGATTAAAATCAAAGAAACAACAAATGGAGAAGGTTCAAAGGAAAAGGTGGAGATAATAGAGGTAGAAGACTACTATCCACCTGAAACTTCGGCACAGATTTTTTGGCTTAAAAACAGAAATCCACAGATTTGGAGAGACAAGAGAGAGGTAGAAATGGAAGTAGAAAACAAGAATCATTTTGACTATTCCAAACTTTCCAAACAAACAATAAAAGAATTGATAAACGCAGAAAAAGGGCTAACGGATGCAGAACATTCTGAGTAATATTGACCCATTAGGTTTGAAAACCCACGCTTATACTCGTGGGATTTTTGACTTTATAACAATTCGTGAGGGCAAGAAAAACGAAAAGCAAGAACAGGCTTTAAAAATCCTTACGGACAATATTACTCGTGAGTTTCTTTATGGTGGAGCCGCAGGAGGAGGGAAGAGCTGGCTTGGTGCTTCGTGGCTGGTATTCCAGTGCTTGGCATTTCCAAAGACAAAATGGTTTATAGGTAGGGAAGAATTAAAGCGACTTCGTATGTCTACCCTTATTACTCTTTATAAGGTTTGCGATGCTTACGGCATCCCTAAATCAGAATTTACCTACAACGGACAGGATAACTTTATTCGCTTTAAAAACGGCTCTCAAATAGATATGCTGGATTTACGATATCTTCCGAGAGACCCACTATATGAGCGATATGGTTCGGTAGAATATACAGGGGGCTGGATAGAAGAAGGAGGAGAGGTTAATTTTGGTGCTTTTGATGTTTTAAAAACAAGGGTGGGGAGGCATCTTAATGATGAGTATAACTTGACACCTAAAATCTTCATTACCTGCAACCCTAAAAAGAACTGGATGTATTCTTATTTCTACAAACCATCTTTGGAGGGAAAACTCACAGAAAAACAAACCTTTTTACAGGCTTTCGTTCAGGAAAATCCGTTTATCGGTCAGGATTATATAGAGCAGTTGGAAAGCACATCAGACAAAGCAAAGAAAGAAAGGCTTTTGAAAGGAAACTGGGAGTATGATGACAATCCGTATAAACTTTGTGTTTATGATAGGATTTTAGAAGTCTTTACTAATTCGCATATAGAAAAAGGAAGAGAGAAATATATTACTGCCGATGTAGCAAGGTTTGGTTCTGATAAGGCTGTTATTGGTGTTTGGGAAGATTGGGAACTGATAGAAGTTTATGAATTTGAAATAAGTAAAACCACCGAAATACAATCTTGCATCCAAACACTACAAAGCAGATATAACATTCCTAAATCTAATTGCGTTGTGGATGCCGATGGTGTAGGTGGCGGAGTAGTAGATAATTTAGGCGTGGTAGGATTTGTGAATAACGCACGACCTTTTGATGAAGAAGTCAGCGAGGGAAGAAAGGATACTCCTAAATACAGAAACTTGCAAACTCAAATGTTGGTTTATTTGGCTGAAAAAATCATCAATGAGAATAAAATGTATATTTCCGCTGAACTATCCGAACAGCAGAAAGAATACATAAAAGAAGAACTGGACACAATAGAGCGGATTCCAGATACTGATGTCGTTACGCTTTTAGGGAAAGAGAGTATAAAACAGAATTTAGGTCGTTCTCCTGATTATAGAGATATGATACTAATGCGCTGTTACTTTGATTTCAAAAAACCTGTAAGGAACAATCTAAATAGTCTTGCTTCGTTTTTGTAGAACACTTCTTTTCCATTCAAAATAATAATAAAACATGGCTTTTGTGGTCTTTGAAAGGTGTATTTTTCTCGGATTATCTTCCTTTGCAAAAAACAAAGAAAGATATACAGTATCCAGCCCTATATCCTGTTTTAGGTCTTTGCGTTTTAATCCTAATTCCTCCATTTGGGACAAAATCCATTCCTCTGTAATAGTTTCTATAAATTCTGAATTCATACTAAAAATATTTCCAAATTAAAGCACAAGCAACGATAAAAACCACTCCTTTCCAGTCTAATTCTATATTGAGTTCTATTCCGTTTTTGAATCCGAACTTATCAAATCTTTTGCTGTGTAAGTTTTGTTTTTTCTTTGTTGAATTTTTTATCATATTGAAATTTTATTATCTTTGTGGTATAAAAAGAAAAGCGAAAGCAAAGGTGCGGCTAACACCTTTGCGCAAGTCTAAAAGAATTTTAAGAAATTAATCTTTATTCTCAATTTAAAAGACTTGTAAGTTACTACGAACTCAATCATCGCTTTTCTTTTTTTACAAAGAACTTTGCAGTCTTCAAATCTGCATCATTGACTTTCAATGACAACACAAAGATAGTAATTTTGTTTGTATTATACAAATATTTTACTATCTTTTTTTGTTGTTTTATGTTAAATTTTAACTTTAAATAAATCCTGTAATCGTTTATTTTTCATATATTTGTGGAAAATAAAACTATGAACGCTATTCGGGAAATTGAGAAGTATAAAAACAATAGAGTCTTACCAAATATTGGGAAATTTAATAAGGAATATATCGTAACAGAACATGAGATTTTTAAGAATAAATACCGCTATCCTGATAGAGAGGTAACCTCTGATTATATTGATGAAAACGGAGATAAAAAAATCAAAACAACTACTATTCCCCTTAATAGAGTTGGGCTTTCTTACCAAAAAAAAATAGTAAGTATCGCAACTACTTTCCTTTGTGGAAAACCTGTAAAATACACTAACAACACGCAGGATACTAATCTATATAATGCCTTTATAAAGGTTTTGGATAAAAACAAAATGAAGTTCACGGATAAGGAAATCGTTACAGCTGTGGGCAGATTTACAGAATGTGCAGAGCTTTGGTATCCTATCACAGAACCTAACGACTATTACGGATTTAATTCTAATTTTAGACTTAAAGCAAAGGTTTTAACGCCCGATAAAAACAAACTCTATCCTGTATTTGATGACAATGATGATTTAGTAAGTTTCAGCAGGGAATTTACCAAAGATGAAATCAAATATTTTGAGGTTTACACCAAAGATGAAATCATAAGGTTTGAATATAAAAATGAATGGGTAGAGATAGAGAGGAAAAATAATCCAATAGGGAAAATCCCTGTGGTATTCTATAAGCAGGATGCCGTAGAGTGGGCGGATGTTCAGACAGCAATAGAAAGGTTAGAGCAAATCTATTCTTACACAGCAGAAAGTAACGACCGCTTTGCTTTTCCTATCCTAAAATTAAGGGGCAAAGTAGAGGGGCAGATGAGTAAAGATAAATCAGGCAGGGTTCTTCAATTAGGGGAAGATGCTGATGCTGATTTTGTAACGCCATCTAACGCAAACGAAAGCCTTGCAAAAGAAACAGATAGACTTGAAAGGGATGTCCACGACTTTACAGCAACACCTAATATTTCATTTGATAAAATGCAGGGATTGGGTAATATGCTGGCAGGAAGTTCAGCCGAGTTCTTATTCTTATCCGCCCACCTTAAAGTAATGGAGAAAATGGCAATCTATATTCCAGCATTTCAAAGAAGAGCAAGCATCATAAAATCTTACCTTCAAATGATGAATGTAAGCCTTGCAAAGGAAGATTTGGATGTAGAGCCAGTAATCACTCCTTTTGTTATCAATAACGAGGCGGAATTTATCCGTTTCTTGATGGAGGCAAACGGCAATAAACCTATCTACTCTCAAAAACATACAATGGAGCGAGCAGGCGTTAAAAATCCTGAAGAGATGATACAGGAAATAGAAGATGAACAACTCCAAGTCACAGAAAAACAAAACGAAAAGCAATTTTTATAAAAACTAATTTGATTTGAACTATGATAACTTGCACCGTATTGCTACGGAGCATTATATCCGTGAGGTAGAGAAAGCCTTTCAAAAGCTTATCTCTCAAACGGCTTCTGCGGTGGTAAAAACTAAACTCAAAAAAGAGTTATTCCAGTTTAAAAAGAATCCGAAAATAACAGAAAGGATAGCCCAAATATTATCCGAATACGAAAACAGCCTTTTGGGAATTATCTCTACTGGTTCAGCAAGGCAGTGGAATTTTGCTAATGAAAAATACAATTATCTGAAAGCCTTAACGCTGAAAAGAATAGCCAACAAAATCCCAAAAGAAGTATTCCAAAAGGAATTGCTAAAAGTAGCAGCAAACACACAAAACGCAAGGGCTTTATTGTCTTTTCAGCAAAGGAAAACAAACGGATTTACGCTTTCTGATAGAGTTTGGAATATCACTAAACAAGCCAAAGAAGAACTGGAATTAGCTATTGATTTGAGCCTTACAGAGGGACAAAGTGCCAACACTCTCGCAAGGGCAATACGAAAACACCTTAACAATCCTAATTCCTTATACAAGAAAATAAGAGATAAACACGGCAGCGCTGTTTTGCTTAACAATACAGATTACTATCATGTAGGTCAGGGAGTGTATAGGTCGGCATATAAAAACGCAATGAGACTTGCACGAAACGAAATCAACACTGCATACAGAACATCTGAACAACTCCGAATAGAGCAGAATAATGATATTGTAGGAGTGGAAATACACCTTTCGCCAAGCCATAGAATTTATGATATGTGCGATGAACTGAAAGGCGTGTATCCCAAAGATTTCAAGTGGGATAAATGGCATGTGAACTGCATGTGCCACCGCAGAACCATTATGAAGACCGATGCAGAGTTTATCCGTGAGCTTAAAAATGGAGAAAATCTGCCGCCTGAAACATCAGAGAATTTTGTGTCTGATGTGCCAAAGCAATACAAAGACTGGATAAAGGAGAATGAGGATAAAATGCAGAACTGGAAGCGTAAGCCAGAGTTTATGGAGCGGAACGAGAAGTATTGGAAAGGAGATACAAAAAAATAATAAAACCA